CCTTTATGGCGAAGCATCCATGTTTCAATCTTTACTAAGTCATCAAGAAACTCAGTAAGTTGGGTGGCGGCTTGCTGCACCGCCTTTCCGAATTTTTCAAAACTGAAGGTGTTTCCGTCCAACGATCGATCATTGTCCCAAGCGGCCATTAACTGCGTGAACGCTACGCCAAGTTCCTTGAACAGCGCTATGAGATCTTTGCCGAGCGGCTTCATTGCTTTCAAAATCGGCTCAAGGAACTTCACCGCTTTGGCGGTTATTTCCGGCAAATTCTTGACAAACCAATTGTTGAAGTCAGTGAGCTTCTGCAGCAGCATGTCCATTTCAGGCGCGAATGCCTTGGCAAGCCCAGCGGTGAGTGACTGCTTGAAATACAACCACTCTACTTCCAGTGCGGCCAGTTCATTGCGGACGTCGCGGATCTTCATGAAGTCCGCCTCGTCACCATTAGCCGTCATCCCAGCCTGCATAGCATCTTGCAAGGCGTTTAGACGTACTGCGCGCTTGTGAAGCTCAGCGTCCCAAGCAATCATGCCGAGCGGCTGACCAAGAACATCAAGTGTGATCTTGAGTTTCTTAGCCGCGTCAGCATTCATGAACATGGTCAAACCAAACAGGCGGTACTCCTGATCGGCGACGGCCACGTCTTCAGCCATTTTTCCGACAGCACCAGCCACGGCCAGCACTGCCGTAGTAGCTTCGACCTGAAACTTTAGAACAGTAGTAATAAGACTGGCGAAAGTTGCTTCCTCAGCAGCAACTGTGTCACCTATGCCTTTGAGCGCATTAGTGAGTTTGGCTAAGCCAGCGTCATCAGTACTTACACCTAATCGTACTAGATATTCGTCAAGATAACCTGACATCGCTTATCACTCACCTTTCTGCCGCTGAGCTTCTTGCCACTCAGCAAGACGTATTTCGTTTTCATCCACTACGTCAAGGTACTCATTGGCATCCAAGAGATCTTGGAAGTTGTAAGTACCATCCCGTAGTTCATGCTGACGCCACAATCCAGCACGAACCGGGCGCCAAAGGAATGAATCCAGGCTAAAGTATTCTACCTGGTCCGGGCCTAAGAAGTCTGTGGCGAGCGATTGGCGTTCGGCGCGGACGGCGAACCGCTCTGGGCGAAAAAATCCGCCACGTTAAACATCAGACTCTGCGTTGTAAGGCTCAGCACTAATTGCAGATCAGCAGCTACGTCAGGCGCTGTCCAACTACCGTCCTGATTCATAATTGGCATGGCAGTGGGAGCCGCTATGCCAGGCAGCTGCTCCATTCTGTCGACAACAGACAGACAACTATGCTGCACAAATTTGAAGGATTCAAAGTCCAGCCCTCGCAAAAACGCGGTGAATGCTGAAAACAGCGTACCTTCTTTTGCGGCTTGTCCAACCTGGTCAGCGGCAGCCAGTAGGATACGTGTGGTGATAAAACTCCCTACTTCGGGAAGCATACGTCGAATAATGAAGGTTTGCCCGTCAATTTCTACTGTGGTGATGCTGGGTTTCGGTATCTTGGGTACGCTCATTTGCTCTCCTTGCCAGAGGCTAAGTGTTAACTGTTGAACTACGTGTTCACGATGTTACAGGCCATGAGATTCCAGGTAATCTTGGCTCCATGAGCAGCGTATGCCTTAGCTGGGATGCGCTGAAAACTGACGCCCGTCAGCACGTGGCTACTACCTTCCAGTGTAGTGAAAAACGAAATCACTCCTGACGCCCAGGTCAAAGACTCACCAGCATCTGCAGCCAGTTTGAGTGTGTTGTATTGAGCCAATAGTGCGTGATGGAGCGCGCTAGTCTGCTGTACCTCAATAGCTACGGAGCCGTTATCGCCCGCTACGTAACTGGGCATTACGGAGCCATCACAGGCAACGTCTTGCACGGTTCGGTCTTCACTCATTGTGATAGTGATAGACCCCATACCGACGTTTCCACCTACGATTGGTATACCGAGGATAACGCCTTTGATGTCTTTGAAACTGTACGTTGTCGTTGCCATTGCTTAGTGCTCCTTTGTCGCTTAACCGCGTTGGGTAACCTTTACAATTGAACTTGAATACCGATGAGCACTGACCCAACGGCACCGGCGGAGGTGATCAGGCAGTAAATTGGCATCGACTGCCCAGCAGCACGCGCCCCGCTAGACTGCTGCGAGCATGGCGCGGATAAATTCAAGTAACCGCTAGGCAGCGGTGTCACTCCAGAAGTTACCGTAACACCGCCAATGGTGAGCGTAGCCCCATTCCAAATAGCGCCGGCAAGGAATCCAATACTAGCCAACAGCTGGCAAGCCGTGTTGGCGTCGTGAAGCAACTGGCCCTGACCGTAATTGTCCTGCGGTATGGCCGGCGCCGAGCTAAGGTCGTTCATCACGTTGTACTGCATGTTTGCGACCAGCAGAGCCACGAACAGGTACAGGTAGAATGGATTGCCGTCCGGGCACCGGCCTTGCTCCAACAACTGATACGGCGAAAAATTACCGTACGCGTTGAAGTTAGCGCCGGTAATGTTACCGTACTGGGTCTGAGTCAACGGTTCAGGAGCTATTCCTACCAATGCCTTGTGCGCCATGGTGAAGAAACTATTCGCGAGACCTGTATTCAACCCCATCGCCACGCCCATTGCAGAAGCGGCGGCGTAGACGTTGTTTGGGTACTCCCCAGACTGGGTTGTGCTGTATGTCATGAACGCTTTGTAATTCAAAGCCTTCATCTGCAGCGCCAAGTTGCCAGCAGTACCAGCAGCGATAGCAGCAGTCGAACTGTTTCCAAAGTAAAAATTTTGCTGCCAGTTAGGTGAAGACCAGGCCGCGTTAGCAAGGTTGTCAGCGTCTGTAGCGAGATAACTATTCGCACTGATGCCGATGCCCATATACGCCCACCAGACAGAACTGGCAAGGCGGCAAGCCTGCGCAGCTTGGAGCAGGGTCTCACCAACGGCGGTAATGTTAGTTTTGAGGCCCGACCCGGCTACGCTGTTCGTAGTAGTAGGAAGGTTATTCGCTACCGTGTAGCCCGTACCAGCCTGCCCCTGCACGGGGCCGATAGACGTAACCTGACCGGCCTCGCCGACAGTCAGGACCTGCCACACCGCGCCTGAAGCTGTGCCCTGCGTCGGCGTGATAGTGTCGCCGTACCTATAACCTGCTCCTACAGATCCCAAACTGGCCATTGCTCCAGTTACGGTTGTGCTCGCGCCAGCGGCCAACACGGCTACGGTGCCACTACTGATACTGGCAATCGTAGTAACCAAGTCGGCTCCAGCAACGCCAGCACCAACTACACGTACTGCAGTGCCAACGTCACCGCTTGCAAAGGCGGCCGTTGCCGATGTGAGATACGTCGGATTTGTAATCGAACTCATCGCCCCGTCCGTCACCGTGCGCCCAGCAATGGTCAAGGTCTGGACGGCGGTAGCGTTCATCGCGCCGATCCATACATAAGCAGGCGCCGGGTTAGCCGAAAAGTATATTCCGGTGGCGATGTACTCCGGTGATGTGGGGGTGAACCCAGCAGCAAGCATTGCGGTGGCGTAGTTACTAGCGGTGAATTGCTGAAGCCTTCCAAATGTTGCAATGGCGGCGGTTGGCCCAATCAGAAGTCCCTGGTTGTACGCAGGCGCACTAAACGCCGCTGGGTTGATAGTTACACTGATGTCGCAAATATCCGACAACGGCAACGGAATAGTGGCCATGATTTACTGCTCCTTAGTTCTGAATTGTTGTATTAACTGTCAGTTCTTCTGACCGCACCGTCACCGGTACGCTTTGCACTGCTGGGACGGAGATCGTCTCAGTTACGAACTCATTCATTTCGCAGGAGAAGTCACTTCTCTCCCACCACTGCGCATTTGCTAACTCTGGGACACGCGTCGGAGCCTGGTTGTCTGGATTGGGGAATAGATTACTGAGCGATAGCTGGTCGGTGAAGTAGTCCATAAACAACGCTGAACGTAAAGCGGTAGATCTGTCCAGGCTGGCTGGACCATAAAAAATCCAACTGACAGACCAGACCCGTGTGTAAGTCCAAGTGTACTGGACCGGGGTGGGTGATGGTTCCTGGTTTGTACGTGCTAAGTCGCGCAGCTTGTCATACTCGTCGTTGACAATCACGGCGCGCAAGTAACAGACGTTCTCTGCAGGCGAGTCTGCGACCGGCTGGCCTTCGGTGGGCCAGTCTATTCGGACTTGGCTAGGGTCAGGCGGATTGATGCCAACCATCCCACAAGTCAGCGCCTGCAACAGTATATTGATTTGGCTAACCGTCAACGCCGTGCTGGTAAGCGTCTGGCCGTTAGGATACGTGGTAGTAGGCATGTGCTACGCCTTACTATTAGTGCGCTTTTTGGCTGGAGGGTCTTCTGCAGGAACGGGGTCTACGTCAGCGGCAGGTAACTCAGTCACTACCGGTTTAACTGCGAGCAGCTTGCCGGGAATAACAATACTTCCACACCCAACACCCAGTTCCCAGGCGTGAGTTTCAGTAATCCAGTCAGGCACAGGCTGCGGCAATGCGCTGGCCTTGCACACTATTACGGGTTTGCCGACTTCATGGAACACGGTGTCACGTAGAACGATGATCTTCATCTTAGTTCCTCACTCTCAACTCGCAGCCATCCTGGTCGCCAGTGCTTTCCAATACCCACCGCCAGTGTAATGCTTCACATCCAGTAAGCGATACTGTACGCCTTCATACACGAGAATATCCGCCGCTGCCGGGGCGTTAGCTATTACTACGGGCCACTGCGCCAGAAGTTTGTCTGTAGGATTAACTACCATGTTAGTAACGATGTTCGGTCCTAGCTTCCCGTAATCGACACCGTCAGGCACCAGGAACTTACCATTCAGGTACAGAGCCAGCTGGCCTGTAGGAGTCTTACTAAGCGTAAACAGCGCGCCCGGCACCACGCCCTTGGGCGTTTCAGTGTGCAGTGTGGGGGAGGGAAGCTTGCCGCGCGTAGTGTAAAGCGGGACCGTAGCCCAGAACGACATCACCTGGCTGACGCGGTCACCTTCAGGCAGCATCGCTACTTCGCGGTCCGTCGCCTGTTGAACGGGACCGGTCAATTCCAGGGTCTCAGTTATGGCGCTAGTGAACCCGCCAGAAGCCCAAGTGCCGGTTGAGCGAAGAACTTGAAACGGTTGCGGCGCAGCCAGGTCGCCATCGCTTACGATGTCACTTACGTCAATCATGTACGCACCTCACTTCCAAAAATGCCCAACAGCTAGCATCGCCAAGGCCAGCAACAGCGGCCAGAATTGGTCCAGTAAACCTTTTTCACCTGCTGAGGTATCTCGACTAGCACGTAGGTTATTGATTTCGTCGGTAAGACGATTGTGATCTCGCCTGTACTCTTCCTTATCTACAAAGCGGTTGCGGACGTCATTCAGCTCAATCATCTTTTTGCCCTGAGCTTCTTGCGCGACAATGACTGCGCGGCCTTCCGCTACGTGCAGTTGTGGGTGCAGCGAGATCCAAGTCTCCGTGCTTGATAGACGGGCCGCCAAGTTAGGATATGCGTCATGGATCTTCTCAAACTCTTTTTCAATGTGGTTTAGGCGGCGTGTTACGGACTTTGAGTTCGCCATACTCACTCCTCTGTTCGCGTGATACCTACTATCGCCGCCCGCATTGCGCCAGTATCTACACCAGGCGTAAACGCTGAATCTAATAACTCGCCGTCTTCACCAGTGGCTTCGGCCCGCTGACCTTTACTTAATCTTCTAGCGCGACCGCGTTTAGTACTTTCAGCCAGTGGCGCCCAGCCGTTACGGGAGTCCGTAAACCATTTACGACTAGCGTTCTGCCCGGCGATTGCCGCCGCCGTCATTCGCTTACCAGCTTCATCTTTATCACCGGCTAACGAGGCCTTCACACTGGCGGTAATTTGCCGTGTGATAGGTTCCTTATTACCACTAGCCTGGACTGCGGGTTCTAGTACTGGACGCGCGGGCTGTTTACGGATGGGTGAGCCTTTGCTGAAGACGAATAACAATTGAGCGTTGTCAACGTCCTGCTGCGCAGCCTTTTTCACCCTGGCGGACTTCTTGCCTTTACCGCTAGCCATACTGAGCAGCTGCTTTTGCCGCGCACTGGCGTCTGCCGCCGGTATGCCGACGTACGCAGCAAGTTTTGTAACCTGATGAACGCGGTCCATCAGAGCGGTGGAACCTAGTTTGCGAGCGATGGTGATCTGAGGGAGGGGCATTGTGCTTAGTGCCTATCGAGCGAGTCGATCCAATTAAGATTGATACGCCTACCAACTTTCGAAGCGACCTTTGTAGCGCGCTTCCTAAATTCCTGCGGTGACACCCCAGATGAGGCTATCAATTGCTTCACCTTAGACATTGTAGCGTTATAAGTATCTGTTGACGCTTTCTGCACACGTGGATTATCATTACCAGGCCATTGTAATGATCGTGTAGAATCTCGTAATACACCAACCCTCTCCATTAAGTCAAGAAACTGTTTATCATCTAACTCGTCCCTCCCCCGAACCGCAGCACTCCTATCCAGCACGCAGTCCAAAGCGCGATGAAGTCGAGCACGCCTGGAGTCGGCGGCGTCTTTTACGGCGCGTAATGCCATGGCCTTATCCACCTTTGCAGCTGGAAACCCTTTATTCACTAGCCAATTGCGAACACTACCCTCAGAATAGCCACCAGCACGTAAATCTTTAAGCGTCTCTTCAAGACTCTTTGCCATCTTATCTCCCTTTCCGAACTACCGCAACACCATCGGCCCCGCGCCGATTGTTTTAGCAATCGTAATCAATTGCTGCCCGTACCTCGTAAGTTGCCAGGCGCCGAATTCTTTCAGTGACTCCAACGCTGTATACCCTGCTGACACGTCACCGACAGACTTGCTGGTCAGTATCCCCGTTGCCAGGCCTTGCGCCGCCACCTGCGAAGCCGTAGGCGAGGCAACAGTGCTGGTTGTGGACGTAGTGAACCAGGTAGCGTACAACGCGTCTCCAGGACCGACAGGCACGTTCAGCGATAGCGTAGTAGCAGTAGGCATGGAATAGTCAGCCGCCGTGCCGGCAGTTTGATAGTCGCCGTTGCGGTACAAAGACAATTGCCCGCCCGGAGGCGCAGCGGACAGAATGAATTGTGTACCGGTAGTGTCGCCTATGACAGCAGCAGGCGCTTCGCCGTGCAGCACGTTCTGGATTGCAGTCTGCAGTACAGGCCCGTCAGTTTCAGCCCATAGTGTAAGGTAGTGAGCCGCGAACAATGACATCGCCAGCAGCCACGAATCTTGATACAGGTTCTGTTTCAGGCTTGCCGTGGACAGATTGATGTACACCTGCATTACGGCGGCTGGGACTGGAGGAGTGGTGTACGCCAAGATGGTAGTGGTGGCGGTGGTCAGCGCTGCCTGGTTGACGGTGATGGAGTTAGTGCCTAGACCGGTGATAACGGACCCAGCCGGCAAGGCGCCGCTGGCCTGAATGAATTGTCCGTACGCTAAGTTGGCAGTCGACGAAACCGTGACGGTCTTGCTGCCCGCGACAGTCGTGCAATTGAGCATCTGCATTGCAGGACCGAAGAACTTCGGGTACATTACAGCCAGGTCGTCTAGCACATATGGTGGGTTCTGCCCTCTGGGCGTGAGATTACCCACGCCCCAAGGACTCATGCCACCAGCAACGCTGAACTCCTGCCCCGCGCCCCAGGCCGTATCTAGCCAGGCTGAAAAATCAGGCCACATTGCGGTTGCCTCCTGGCGTTACTTTTGCAGGCCGTGGGTACTGCGTGGTTTCTTGACAGGCTTGACTACTGGAGCCGCTTCCGCCGCATGCTCTTCACCAGTCTCTTCACCAGTCTCTTC